GATTGTTCCGTTTCAACCACTAGGTTATAACTATGTTGGTGGCAAATTACTTGCCTTGCTTTGTTTATCTGATACAGTACAAGATTTGTGGAAGAAACAATATGGTGATACACTAGTTGGTGTTACTACAACATCACTCTATGGTAAAACCAAGGCAAACGGATTAAGTCAGTATGATAATCTTGACCATTGGTTGCCAATGGGTTTTACTTCAGGCTCAGTATCATTTGAACCAGAAAGAGACACAAGATATGAAATACGTGAATGGTTGAAAAAGAATCATACACGAAAATACTTTGAGTGGTACGTTGCAAAGAAACCTAGTGGTCAACCATACAAGCGTGACCATAAGAATCGTTCTTTGTCATTTACATATTCGAAGTTAGGTATTCCAAAAGAGTTGATTCGTTCAGAACATGCTCGTGGAATTTATTTCAGTCCATTGTATGATAACACATATGATTTTCTTTGCGGCAAATGTGACGGCAATGATTTGAAAAAGTCGTTCGAAACGTCTACAGAGAGCCTAAGTAATACATGGAAAGAAAAACATGCAAGAGGTCGGATTGGTTTTCTAAAGAAGAAAAACAAAGTCTCTACCGAAACATTGTTTTATGATGATTTAATTTATTTGACATGGCAGGAAACGAAAGATAAATATCTAAGTCAAGTAGGAAGATAAATGCGGTTTTCCGTGAAAAGTCCCTCCCAAGGGAAAAGTTGGTTAAACTCCATAAAACCGCTCCAATTAGAGGTGTTGTAGAAATACAACATCTCTTTTTTTATGCTTGCCATTTACCGTGGATACAGTATAATTAAACCTTTACAGACGAACATGGACAACGGTTCCATAAGTAATACTAAAGTACTCATTTTTAAAGGGCTTGCCAAATGCCCCTAATCTGTTATAATTAATGCATACATCGGGAAACAATATGCAATATTCAGTAGAATCCAAATCTCAATTAGCCAAGTTGCTGGCTTCAGAGAATCTTACAGTTGAACACAAAAAAGTTCAAACTGCTTCGTTCAATCTTAAAGACCGTGTTTTGACTTGTCCAATCTGGAAAGATATGACAGGCGAAATGTATGACCTTATGCTTGGCCATGAGGTTGGTCATGCATTAGAAACCCCTGAAGAAGGTTGGCATGATGCTGTCAGTACAGGCAAATCACAATTCAGTAAAAACTTCAAACACTTTTTGAATGTGATTGAAGATGCCCGTATCGAAAAGAAAATCAAACGTAAATTTCCAGGTATTAAACCTTCATTCATTAAAGCTTATGGTCAATTACTTGACCGTGATTTTTTCGGTATTAAAAATGAAGATGTAAATGCTTTGCCATTTATTGACCGATTAAATTTGTTTACTAAAGGTGGTTATAATCTTGGTATTAAATTTAATACTGAAGAAGAACCATTATTGCGTGAGGTAGAATCTTGCGAAACATGGGAAGATGTTGTTCGAGTTACTGGTGCAATCTTTGATTACTCTAAAAAAGAACAGCAAGATATTAATAAAATCCAACAAGATATTGAATTCGGTAATTATAGAGAATCAGATAATGGTGATTATGATTATAGTGATGATGAATATGAGTATGAAGAATCTGATGGAGAATCTGATGGTACCGAAAGTGTAAAAGGAAATGATGAAACAGATTCTGATGATGAAGATGATTATGTAAACGAAATTAATCGTAATAAAGAAACATCCAATTCTGATGGTTATTATGATAACTTTGAACCAACATGCGAAACTGATGAAACGTTCCGTGATAATGAAGCTCTGTTATTAGATGCAAAAAGCAAAGAATTTGTTTATGTTAATATCCCAAAATTCTACCCACAACATTCAATTACATCATACAAACGTGTACATGAATTAATGGAGAATCACTGGACAAAATATTATGAAAATACTATTCCTGAGCACAGAAGTTTTCAAGATTCATTATTGAAAGAATTTAAAAATCGTAATGACCGTTATGTGTCTTTACTTGCCAAAGAATTTGAAATGCGTAAAGCTGCCTCCAAGTTCTCTAAACAAAAGATATCGGAGACTGGTGATATTGATATCTCCCGCATTTACAAATATCAAGTTGATGATAATATCTTCCGTAAAATGATGCGTATACCAAAAGGCAAGTCACACGGATTGGTTTTGTTACTTGACCGTTCTGGTTCTATGGACGGCAATATGCAAAGTTCAATTGAACAGATTTTGATTCTAACCATGTTCTGCCGCAAAGTGAATATTCCTTTTGTTGTTTATGGTTTTGGCAATTGCACTTTCTCTAGAGGTATGGATTTAGGTGATAGCGTTGTTCAGAAACCATCCTTCTCAAGAGGTGAGAAAGATTTGTATTTGTCTGATGTTTATATGCGTGAGTATATGAATTCACGTATGGGTAATGCTGAGTTTAATCGTTGCCTTCGTAATATGATTTCATTAATGCATTCTTATATGCCACGTTTTTCACGTAAGATTGACAGACCATTATCAGAAACATTATCTAATACACCAATGGTTGAAGCTATGATTGCTTCTCGGTATATTACTAATGAATTCCGCAAAGTGAATAATCTTGATATTGTTAACATGATATTAATTCATGATGGCGATGCTGATAGTATTTCTGGTTATTTTACTGGCGAAAATAATGATTATGGTTCACCAAGATTTGATTATTTTAATGTTAAAACACAATCAGTAGTTATTCGTGATACCGAATCTAAATTCGAAACACTTTTGGTAAATGAAGAACAATCTAAAGATGATGATCCAATGCGTACAGGAATTTTTAATTGGTATCGCCACGTTACTGGTGCAAAGATTGTTGGTTTCTTTTTGATTGGTACAGGTGTTGGTGCAAGAGCTGCTATTCAACGCAAGTATATTTCTGGTAATGAAACACCAGAAACTAAAGAAGAAAAATATGATTATAACAGGTCACACAATCGTTGGTTGCGTGAGAAAGAAGAAGCACGTGAAATGCTCAAAGTGATTAAAGCAGCCAAGTTTTTGGAATCCAAAAATAAAGGTTACAATAAGTTCTTTTTGATTCCTGGTGGAAGTGATTTAGATGTTGAAGATGATGAATTGTCCGTTGAAGGCAATGTCACTGCTGCTAAATTGCGTACCGCATTTATCAAAATGAATAAGAAAAAACAGGTAAGCCGTGTCTTGGTTAACCGTTTCATTGGTGAAATCGCAATGTAATACTAAAGTAGTACTGTTGTTTTTATGCAACAGTACTATTGACAAATGCTGTGGTTTTGATATAATTGGTATATTGAATTGATTGATGGAGTTATTCGTAATGCGTGGTATTCAAACTGACAAACGTGAGAAGTTTATTTCTATTGCCTCTGCTACAGGCAAAAGTATTTTTACACTACAGGACATTAAAGACCTTTGTGTAGAAAATGATATTAAGTTACCCCAGTGGTATTTGAAAGATATGGACTTCCGTGCAGGTCGTGGTCTATATAAAGTTCCCTCTAATAATGCCAGTGTAGTTAACATGGCAGCTGCACAAGTTTTGCAAATGAAAAAATCTGAACCTGTTGTTTCCAGTGGCAATCGTATTGCAAATATTGTTACTGACCTTGAAACTGAAAATCTAGTTCCAAAAACATATAGCAATTATGTTCCCTTTGGTAACTTTGATGATTTGCTTTCCGTTGTACAAAGCAAATTGTTTTTCCCAATTTTTATTACTGGTCAATCTGGCAACGGCAAAACAATGTCAGTTGAACAAGCTTGCGCTAAAGCAAAACGTAAATTTGTTTGCGTATCAATGACACCTGATACCGATGAAAGTGATTTGCTTGGCAATTATGTTTTGATTAATGGTCAAATGGAATGGCGTGATGGTCCAGTTACCGTTGCGGCTCGACAAGGCGCTGTGCTGTGTATTGATGAAATTGATTATGGTGCTCAGAATCTGTCCTGCCTGCAACGTGTTTTAGAAGGCAGACCTTTCTTGCTTAAAAAGAAGAATGAAATGGTTGCACCTGCTGAAGGTTTTACAATTGTGGCTACTGCCAATACAAAAGGTAAAGGCTCAGAAGATGGTCGTTACATGTTCACCAATGTTTTGAATGAGGCTTTCCTCGAACGTTTCTTGAATACATATGAGCAAGAGTTTCCTCCAATCAACATTGAGAAGAAAATCATTAAGAAAGAATTGGCTTCATTGAACCGTTCTGATGATGAGTTTGCCGAAAAGTTGGTAACATGGGCTGATGTAATCCGTAAAACGTTTGCTGAAGGTGGTGTTGATGAAATTATTTCTACCCGCCGTCTGGTTCACATTTGCAAAACGTACTCTGTGCATGGCGACCGCATGAAAGCAATTGCTCTCTGCTTGAACCGTTTTGATACCGATACCAAGTTATCGTTTATTGACCTGTACGCCAAGTTAGATGCTGGTGCCAATACCAGTAACCAACAAGTGAACGTAGAAGCAGTCTCGGCAAACAGTGATGAAGTACCATTCTAATTGCCTAAAAACTGTTGACAAGTGTTAATAGTTTTGTTATAATAGAATTTCTGAGAGAATGAACCACCTCTCAGAATTATTTGAAGTGTGGTTCGTTTTTATTATTTAAATTTTGGAGTTATTATGTCCGCTAAAGCAAAAATCTTGTCCTACTTGAGCAAATCTGATGGTTACAACACGTTGACCGTTAATCAAGCTCGTGCTCGTTTCAACGTTCAGAACGTTGCTGCTCGCATTAATGAATTGCGTGAAGAAGGTCATGCTATTTACTTGAACACCCGTATCAAGTCTGATGGCGAGAAAGTTTCTTTCTATCGTTTAGGCACACCAACTAAGCGCCAAGTTGCTGCTGGCTTGCAAGCACTTCGCACTGCAGGAATGTCAACATTCGCCTAAAAGAGTAGTCTCTTTGTAAGAGGAGTAGGATATATAAGTATATCCCTCCTCTTTTTTTTATGGAATAAATTATGGAAATACAAGTCAAAGTTGAAGATTTGAAAAAGAATAAACTCTTTGTGGCTACACCAATGTATGGTGGCATGGCACACGGGTTATACCTGAAGTCTTGTTTAGACCTTCAAGGTATTATGTCACGTTATGGTGTTGATGTTAAGTTCTCTTTCCTATTTAATGAATCACTTATTACACGTGCAAGAAACTACCTCGTAGATGAATTCTTGCGCTCAGATTGCACACACTTATTGTTTTTGGATTCCGATATTCATTACAACCCACAAGATGTTGTAGCATTATTGGCATTAGACAAAGATGTTATTGGTGGTCCTTACCCCAAGAAATCAATCAATTGGAATAACATTGCACATGCCGCACGTAATCATCCAGATTTGGAACCACGTGAATTGGAAACATTGGTTGGTGAATATGTCTTCAACGTTGTTAAAGGCACATCACAATTCTCAGTTACCGAACCACTTGAAGTATTGGAAATTGGTACTGGTTTTATGTTGGTTAAACGTGAAGTCTTTGATAAGATGGCTGTCGAGTATCCAAACATTCGTTACAAACCAGACCACGTTGGTCAGGCGCACTTTGATGGTTCACGTTACATTCATGCTTACTTTGATACTGTAATTGACACCAAAGAGTCCATTACAGGCGGTGGTTCAGAACGTTATCTAAGTGAAGATTACATGTTCTGCCAGATGTGGCGTAAGATGGGTGGAGATATCTTCTTGTGCCCATGGATGAAGACACAACACATTGGTACATATGCCTTCTCAGGCAATATGCCAAAAGTAGCAGAGTTAACTGGTAGGTTATAATGGCTACTGGTCGTAAGTTTGATGGTGGCAAACTAGAATATGGTTTGTTGCCACCTCTTGCGCTAGAGGAGACGGTTAAAGTTCTCACCTTTGGTGCTCAAAAGTATGAACGTGATAATTGGCAGAAAGTACCTGAATCTAAACGCAGGTATTTTGATGCATTACAACGGCATCTTTGGGCATGGAAACAAGGTGAGCAACTTGACCCCGAATCTGGCATACATCACTTGGCTCATGCAATGTGTTGCCTCATGTTTTTATATGAGCATGACATTAAATATTCGCTTGACAAAGACAAGTAAACCATATATAATTAATTTTTTGGAGTATATTATGAAAC